GAGATTAACTGAATTGAATTCTGCAGTAAAAGATAATTTAAAAACATATTTAAATTATTATAGAATTTTAACTGATGCAATTAATATAAAAGATGCATTTATTATTAATATAGGTGTAGACTTTGAAATTTCAGTGTTACCTAATTATAATAGCAATGAAGTTTTATTAAAATGTGTTGATGCATTAAAAACATTGTTTAATATAGATCGTTGGCAAATAAATCAGCCAATAATTAAATCAGATATTACTACAACATTAGCTAATATAAAAGGCGTTCAATCTGTAATTGGTATTAATTTAAAAAATTTATATGATAGTGATTTAGGATATTCTGGTAATGTATATGATTTAAGAACCGCAACTAGAAATGGTGTTATATATCCTTCATTAGATCCTAGCATATTTGAAGTTAAATTTCCTAATCAGGATATTAAAGGTCGCGTAGTTAGTTATTAATTATTTTTGATTGGAATTCTGAATTTATATATTTATTATAAAAAAGGATTTCAATGGGAGTTTTACAGAATAATTATGCACAAATTGTTCCTGGAGCATTAATTTCTGCGAGTTACGTTTCTGATTTATATGATGTTTTAACTGGAAATGAAACTGAGGATGTTATAATTTCCGGATCATTTGTCATATCAGGTTCTGCAATGTCAACAGTAGGATTTATTGGATCTCTTCAGGGAACAGCTTCTTTCTCAATTTCTAGTTCATATACAGTATCATCATCATATGCAATAAGTGCATCATATGCTCCGTATACAGACTCAGCATCAGTATCACTGTTAGCTACTAGTGCATCATATGCAAATATTGCTACAACTGCTTTAACAGCTTCATATGTTCTATTTATAGATAGTTCATCTGCAGCAGATACTAGTATTTCATCATCATATGCTATCTCGGCATCATATGCACCCCCAACTACATGGTCAGATATTTATACTAGTGCAACGGGGCATGTTATATATGTTTCGCCAAGTGGTAGTGATTCGAATGATGGATTGAGTTCAGCAAAACCATTACAAACATTGTATGCTGCTAAAACATTAGCAGTGTCTGGTAGTGTTATTATTGTCGGGGCTGGAATATATGAATTTGACAATCGCGATTCTAATGGTAATTATTGGAATACTAGAGTAAATGAAGTTAATTTATGGAAAAATGGTGTTATATACTATTTCTGTATAGGAGCTAAAATAATATTACGAAACCAAAGTGTAACTGGAGTAAATTTAGCATTATTTAATCCAGATGCTACAATTAATGAAACATGTTTCGTCGACGGATACCTAGAATATGAACAATATGGTTATGGGGCGGATACCACTGATGGTAGAAATAACTATTTTAAATATATAGATGCTAATGGTGGAGGTTGTAATTTTTATACTAATACAAAAAAATTAACGTCATGGCACTGTCAATTATATGAAGTGGAGCCAATTACATTACCGGTTGTTAATATTTTTGAATCAAGTGAAGAACATTATTGGCAATTTATTAATAGTGGTAATGTCGGAGTTGGGGCTGCATATATATTTAACGGCCGAATTTCAAATACATCTATTAATTATAGATCTAATGTTACTAGAAGAATTTTTCCAGCAAACAGTGTATGTAGTTTTTATATCAGAGGAAGTTTAGAAACTAGTAAATTTAGATTGATAGGAGATTATATTTATAGTCCAGTAACATTATTTAGGGGCCGAACGTTAACATGCAGTGATATAATCATAGATATAAAAGAAATTGATTATTCATGGGCCTATACACCATTTAACTTACTAGGCATTGTTAGTTCAGAATTGGGTGGGGCATTTACTTTAAATTTAATAGGTAATTTAAATGATATATCTAATAACAGTTTAACAACAGGTATATTTCATTTATCGAGTGGAGCAAATCATAGAATCGATTTCAAAGGAAATATTAATACTAGAACAACATCTGGTACTGGTAGATTTATTGTAAGTAATACTACAGCAGGTAGTGTTGTAAATATTGATGGAGATATTAATTTTTTAGGATCTAGTAATACTACTAATATAGTATTTCAATCACAAGGTACAGGAACAATTGTTAATTTCAAAGGTAATGTTACTGGTAATTTTTCATTTCTAGCTCATCCTAGATCCGGAGGGGTTGTAAATATTAATAATTCTAGAATCGAATCGATTGCAAATGGCGCTAGGGTTTATACTAATACAACAACTACATTATCTACAATGCGTATTTCAAATAGTGATATACGTATGCTAAATACTGGTAGTGCTTTAACAGATGGTCGTTATTTAAATGTACGTATTAATAATTCAAATATTGTTAATACTGGTACAACTGATGCATTATATAATTCAACTACATTAGGTTCTTTACAAATATTAAATAGTTCAGTATATACTAATAGTGGTAGTGCTATTAATTACACAAGTTCTATTATTGCATCGAATACAGTAATTAATACTGCATATTCAGGATCATTAACAGGAAGTTTAACACAATTATCAGGAATGGTTATATAACATGTTCAGAATATTTTACAGCGAAAAAGACGCAACATTATATGAATCTAATTCAAACACTAATACTGGATTAGATGAAGTTTTAGAGATAGGAAAAAACTTAAATACTGCTGGTGAGAATTGGCTGAAATCTAGATCATTGATTAAATTTGATATGTCAGAAGTAACTGATGTATTATCTAAATATTCAGTTTCATTAGATTCATGCAAATTCGTATTGCAGTTATTTACAACTCACGCAAAAAATCTACCAGCAACATTTACAATTGACTGTAAATTAGCAGGACAACCATGGCAAAATGGTACTGGATTTGCTACCAGTAGTCCAATTGTTACAGATGGCGTAACATGGGCAGAACCATATGAAGCTTGGTCTTTAAATTCACAAACTGGTAGTTTATGGATATCAGGTAGCCAATTAATACAAGTTAACAGTTCATCTATATATGTTACCGGAAGTGGTGAAGGTGGTAGTTGGTTATATCAATCAGGTTCAGCTATTTTCAATATATCAAATTTTAATCAGAGCTTTTTCCCACAGGCTGGTTTATCTACATCGGATATATCAAAACATACTCCTACTGATATCAATATCGATGTAACAGATGCTATTAAAATATGGATTAGTGGAAGTGCAGGAGCGTTAATACCTAATAATGGATTTTTATTAAAATATTCAGATGCAGATGAAGCAAATTCTAATGTAACCGGATATGTTAGATATTTTAGTAGAGATACTCATACCATATATGTTCCTAAACTAACAATGTATTGGGATAACAGCACATTTACAACAGGTTCATTAACAGCAGTAGATTTAGAATCATATTCAATATATACTCATATAAAGCCTACATATAAAGATACAGAAATTGCTAAAATTAGAATATATAGTCGAGATAAATATCCTAGAAAATCTCCTACTAATTTATTCCCATATGAAACTGTAAAATTCTTACCTACTACTACATATTATGCAGTATATGATGCTGCTACAGATGAAACCATAATTCCATATGATAATATTTATAATAAAGTAAGTTGTGATTCTACAAGTAATTTTATTCACATTGATATGAATGGTTTTATGCCAGAGCGTTATTACCGGTTGGAATTTAAAATTATAGATGGATTCACTGAACAAATTATCGATGATAAAATATATTTTAAAGTAGTTAGATAATATGGGTACAATTATTAGTAATATTATAGATGATGTAACAAATAGAGCGAGTCGACCGTTAACACAGCCAGATTTTGTAATTGATTACTATGTTAATGGTTTAACATATGCATCGAATGATACTACAATATTACCTCGTGACACTGCTGGAAATATTTCAATTGAACCATCATCTAGCAATCTATTAGTTATAGAACCTATAATTGATAAAGTTACTACTACGTCTGTTTTAAAAGTAATTGACACGAATTTTCAATATTATAAATTTCCTGTTTCAGTTGTAAATAGTGGATTACCAATTGATTTAAATATTGCAGATTCTGAAGAAATTTTATATACTGAATTAATATTACCAATAAGTTTAGATTCTAGAAATCAAATACAGGATCTAGATAGGATAGATACATCATATGCGTCCACGTGGTATTATGGTACTAATAATTCAAGTGGATTTAAATCTTTGCCATTTACCGGTGGCGTTCAACCAAAAGCAAATGGATATACTATAACACAAGATGCAATTGATGTATTACGAGAAAAAAATAAAACTTTAAAATTTAGAATACAATTACAATTTTTACCTAGATATCCTCGTAGAACAAGTATACAAATACGATTAAATAGAACAAATCCAAAAGCGTATCGCAATTTTAATCAAGTGATATTATATTCAGAAGGTAATGTTGGAAATGTTGGAGATACTGTTAATAATCCGTATGATTTTAGGCCACGAAATGAATATCCGTACTTCGAAATGGAATATTACGTAGATATGAATGATATAGTTGCCGGCGATTACTATTTTATTGAAGCAGTAGCTGGTGGAGAAGTATGGAGTATGAATTCAAATGGATTTTGGAATATCGAACCAACAAATATACCAGTAACGCCAGGGTATTATGGATATAATTCAAATAATCTTGCAAGGAATTCGGGAGTATATTATATATCTGAAAACATTGTATTACGAGATGCTAATAATAACGATATTGGTATAAAAAATGTAACAACTAATCAAATATTTGAATCTATCTAATGTTAACACAATATAAAAATATCAACGAAATTAAGGCTGCTACAAAGTCAATTTCTGCTACTAGATTAGAGTCAACAAAAGCTAATTTATTATCACATAAAATAGATGTCTCAGTTTTAAATAACAATACAACAGAGATACATTTTTATTCTGGTGATTCTTGGGTTACTGGTAATCATCAAGTAAATATAAACAATGCAATTCCTGATTATCAAAATTTAATATTAAATCGTAATTTACAATTGCGCGGTGAGCCAGTTGCTATAGATTTAAATAATGAATTAAATTCATTAAATATTAAATCAGGTAAATTTACAACCGTAGTTAACTTTTTTAAAAATTTAATTGGTAATTATAATGAACAATATTTACGAATAGATGATATATCGCCAGATCGTACTGAGATTAGATTACGTGCGATTGATGATACGAATCCTAAATTTTTAACTGATATTACTAATTATATCAATACGGTTAAACATATTCGTGAACCATTCTTTAAAACATATTTATTAAACTTTAGTCGAAATAAAACGGCTATGTTTGTTAATAGTGTTGTAATTGGTGATTATATATACGTTAAATTATATGAACCATTACCATCTGAATATTCGATTAACTATAAATGTTGGGTTGTTGAAGAATTAAAACAACCATATGTTGATCATATATCAATAGTATTAGATGAAATTACAAAACAATTTAAAACATTAGCAAATCCAAATTGGTATGCTACTGATAAATCTGTTATTGCATCAGCTGGTACTGAATTAAAATCTTGGAATGACTTATTAGGTTCATCGGTACAAACATCACAACAAATTATAGATTCATATTTTTCTGGTAGTTTAGCTGGAATGAATTTAAATATCGATTATTCAGATTTTAATAACTTTATATTTTATAGTTCAGCAACAGAACGTGTTGAAAATTTTAAATATAAATTAGAATTACTTGAATTTTATACATCACAAAGTTTAACAATATCACAATTATCAGGTAGTGTTGCAACAACAAATGCATTGGATTATCAAACTAATCGAACTAATTTGATTAGCGGTTTTGATACATTTGAACAATTTTTATATTATAATTCATCTTCTAAATTAACTACATATGATTTAGAAAAAGAATTTGCAAATGTTGCTGAGTTAACAGGTAGTTATATACAGCCAGTACCAAAAACAAATTCATCAGTTCCATATACATTATATTCAGTTAATAGTAACGAATTTAAATTGTGGTACTCTGAATTATATTCAAATGCAGTTACATATGATACGTATAATAATAATTCGTTAACTAAAGCAATACCTGAATACATTCGTTATGATGAAAATAACGATCAATTATTTATTTTTGTTAACATGTTAGGTCATCATTATGATATATTATATACATATATCAATAATATGACACAGATTAATAAACGTGAAGAAAATCCTAAATTAGGTATGCCAAATGAATTATTATATTCAGTTGCAAAACAATTTGGATGGAATTTACAAAATGGAAATCAATATACGGAATTATGGCAATATGTATTAGGTACGTCTGAAGCAGGTATCCCGTTAACCGGATCTAATACAGTTGGTGACCCGAGTGTACCTGGTCGAGATATGACATATACAGTTTGGCGTCGTATTGTTAATAACTTACCTTTATTATTGAAATCAAAAGGTACTAAACGAAGTATACAAGCATTATTATCATGTTACGGTATTCCTAACTCAATGATTAATATCAATGAATATGGAGGACCTAGATTAGATAGAGCACCGATATATGAAAAATTAAATTTTGATTATGCATTAGATTTAATTAATAATTCAGCTGGTACAGTTACTGTAAATTATTCTCAATCTATAAATACAGTAGAGCTGCGTTTCCGAACAGATAACGTAGTTACTAATCCGTTATTACCAAGCACAATGAATTTGTTTTCAGTAGGTAATAACCACGTTACATTAGATTATACACGTGGTACATTGGGTACAATACAGATTAATGGTACTTCTTCGGCAGATATTGAGTTATTCGATGGTGGTTGGTTAACTGTGATGTTAAAAACAAATGGTTCTAATTTAACTGTAGTTGCTAAAAAATCTAAATATGGAAAAATCGTAGCAGCAGTATCTGCATCAGCAACGACTTCATTTGTAGTATCTGGTTCTGTTGTATTAGGTGGAACGAGTACAGGTGCATCTAGACTAACTGGTCAGTTACAGGAATTAAGATTATGGTCTAGTTCATTAGAAGATTCTGCATTTAATAATCATGTTAAGGCTCCTGCTGCATATGATGGTAATTTAGATGCATATGATGAATTAGTATTTAGATTACCATTAACTCAAAAAATTAATCATTCTACAACAAGTAGTTTATCTGGTGTAGAACCAAATTTATCGAATATCTCAGCATCATTTAATGGGTGGTCATCATCTACACCATATGATTCAATTGAAGAAACATATTATTATGATAGTATATCATTAGGAACAGGTACATATGATGATAATAAAGTTCGTATCGAAGAAAATGAATTAATTGGTACATTAGATATTAAAACTAGAGCAGAACGAAGTCAATTTGATAAAGCTCCATTAGACAGCAATAAATTAGGTGTATATTTTTCTCCTCAAACAATGATTGATGAAGATATTATTGCTCAATTAGGTTTTACTAGTTTAGATGATTTTATTGGAGATCCGGGTAATACCGATCCGTCTGAATATCCTATATTAATACAACAAGCTCAATCATATTGGAAAAAATATGCTGATAAAAATGATATTAATTCTTATATAAAAATATTTACATTGTTCGATTTGTCATTTTTTAAACAATTAGAACAATTATTACCAGCACGTGTTAATGCTATAACTGGTATCGTAATACAACCGAATATATTAGAACGAAGCAAATTTGATATATTACCTATAGTATCTAATTTAGATGTTAGTTATGAAATATCAATAGAGGCAACAACTACATTATCATCATCAGCAAATTATTTAAATTTTATTGGATCTGTTGATAGTAATATAATGTCTGTTAGTGCAATTAACGATGATCAGTGGCAATCTTATTTAACAGCCTCTGCAGATGATAGATATAATAGTGTTGAATATTCACATCAGTCATTAATTCGATCAGGAAGTGTTTACATAACAGCATCTACACCATATTGGATGAGTGAAGTATTATCACCATCAATTACTGGTAGTGCGGTATCTGAATTTAGTTTTACTCAAATTAGTACAACATATTCATCGAGTGCAAATTCAATGTGGGTAGGTACTTATTCACAACGACAAGATTATTTACCTGCGGGTATTAATAATCAAAGATATAATGGTGCACATATGATGTCATTAGATTTTAATATTAATTCTGCAGATACTATAGATGGTGGTCCGGTTGTAGAGTGGACAACTGCTAATGGTAATCAGTTAGTTTACCAAACTCCAAATAACACACAAGGTAGTTTTATAATATTATAAAATTTGATAAATACATATTTATATTAAATAAGGTTAAAAACATATGGGATATTTAGATAATACAAGCGTAACAATTGATGCTATTTTAACATTAAAAGGACGTGAATTATTAGCAAAAGGTGGTAACGCATTTAAAATTACACAATTTGCAGTAGGTGATGATGAAATTGATTATACATTATGGAATCCTGACCATCCACTAGGAACAGCATATTATGGTACTATTATAGAAAATATGCCAATTATAGAAGCAATTCCAGATGAAACTCAGGCATTAAAATATAAATTAATCACTTTACCAAAACAAACAACAAATATACCTGTGATAAATGTTGGTAACACTGCAATTATATTAGCAGCACCTGGTAATACTGCGACAATTACACCTAATACATCAAATTTCCAAGGTGGAAATGCAAATTTAGGATATACTGCTATTTTATCTGACTCGACTGTTGCTGATTTACAAGTAACAAGAGCATTACAAAATTCAACATTACCTACGACTCCTAGATTTATCGGAGATAATGAAGATGCACAAAGTGTAGCAGTAGCTGGATTTGAATTCCGAGTTGTTGCTAAAACGCAAATGATATCAGATAAAACTGCTACTATTACTATAATAGCAAATGAAACTGGTGGTAGTGTTACAATTAATTTAACTGTTAAAAAAGCAACAACTGCAACATTATAATAGGCAATAAAACATGATTACAAAAAATTTAATTAATCGTTTAAAACAATATCCGAGACAAGGTGGATTACCGCTATTTAACAGATCAGAAGCTCCAGCTAATCTTCAAACTCGTACTGGAGTAGCTGAACCTAATGTAATAGATTTAACTGTAACGGATTTAAATTCAGCGGTTAATGACCAGGTAATGCAATTAGCTCGTCAAATGGCTGATCAGATAATCGCAGATCAACAGCAATCACAGATATTAGCAAGAAACGGCAGAACATATACTAAATTTGATACTGTTAATGATATTATATCAAATCAAACAGAAGTTGTTACTGGTGGTTTGTGGAGTGATAATGTTGCTAGTTTAACTACATATTTTAGTTCATCTGCTCAAACATTAGCTCAACGTAGATATTATACAGATGTATTACAATCTAATCCTAGTGCAGATGGTGCTGCTGTACAATTTTCATTAGCATATGGGCATGCATTAGGAAGTGGGTCAGATTCGCAAGGACAATTAAATGATTCGCCATCTAGAGCAATTTATTCACAATATAGACAATTATTATTAACTCAAGGCGATTCTCGTTTTACAACTGCAGGATCTGGCAGCACGGATCATATATATGTAGTTAATTTTAAACGTAACAGATTACGTGAAAGGTTAGATGCTGGTAATTTTGAATTACCATTAGTTAATATTTCTTCAAGAGCAACTAATGCAACTGGTAGTGTATCTGTAGGATCAACTGTAATTACATTGATTGATGATTCATTAGCATCAACGGGTTCAATTGGTCAGTCAGGTCGAGTATATAACATTGTTTCAGGTTCATTAAATGGGGGTGTTTATAATTCTGCATCACCTGTATATTATGGATTAGTATATCCAGATTATGGTACAATGATATTAGATGCAAAAATGTTAGATCAACAATTAGGATTTGCAACAAATACAGGTTCTAGTTCAGAAGGTAATAATCATTTTGCGTTATACCACTCAATTTCCGGGTCAGCATTACAAACAAATCCATCTACTTTAGATCCATATGGTTTCTTAGCAAGAAATTCTGAAAAGATTACGAGTACACATTATTTTGTAAGAATTAAAAATGCGGAATATAACTTTTCTAATAATCCATCATTTGTTACAGGTAGTGTAGGTCAAATTGCACAATCAACATTTATTGGTGATCCGAAAACATATATCACAACAGTTGGTTTATATAATGATTATCAAGAATTATTAGCAGTTGCTAAATTGAGTAAACCATTATTAAAATCATTTGCAAGAGAAGCTCTTATACGTGTTAAACTAGATTACTAAAATATCCACTGAATTAAGCCCTGCTATATTTATATTAAATGTAGTAGGGTTTTTACTGATATGACAGAATCTAGATTAATAACGATAAACAATGAAAATGAATATCTTGGACTTTATCCAACTGTTTTTAAAAAAATAGATAATTCCGATATTTCAATTACACCATTCCAAGTTAATAAATCATGGACTGTGTTTTCTGGATCTGCTACTAGTAGTGCACTTCCTTTGAATGCTATATATAGTAATCCGGAAATTTTACCTGCATTAGGATCTGAATTAACATATAATGATTCTGCTAATATCAATGGCAGTTTACAATCAGTAACTTATTTTTCGTTGAATCATATGTTTTATAAATATAAAAAAGATCCAATGAAAACATATGGACCAACTGATTTAAATAAAACTCCGAAACGTTTATTTGAATCCGCATCTATATTATCATTTCCTCAAGTAAAAATCGGGGAAGGTATTAAGCTTAGTTCGTTTACAATGATTACTGATAATAATGCGGGTGTGTATGGGTTAGATACATATGGTAGTAGTATGTATGGTGTAACTAGTATCTCATTAAATTTAAAATCAGATCGTTATAGTAATATTTATGATACATCATTTAATACAGATTCAATCGTTTCAGATTGTAAATATTATGAAGGATTTAACGAATATTTTGATATATCTAGAATTGAATATCAATCAGAAAATGTAACATATACCACAGGAATTACAACGACTACAGGTGCGAGTTCTAGTATTGGTAAATCTGCGTATTTTGATAACAATGGCTATATTAAAACTGCAGTAGATGGTTTATATAACAGAGATACCAATTATGCAATATCATTCTTTATACAGGCTCAAACGGGTAGTATAAACGATCTTATAATAACTAAAGCAAATTCTAATACAACTCCACAATATCCATTTAAAATTTATATAAGTGGTAGTGCTAGCTCTACGAGAACAATGTATTTTAAAATTGCAGGTAGCACAACATTTACACAGCAAATTTCATCATCGTTTAGTGCAGATGATTGGCATCATGTTGTATGTCAAAAATCTGGAAGTGTGATGCAAATGTTTGTTGATAATACTTTAATATCATCGGCGTCATCAACATTATTATCTGTATATAATTCGCCATTTACAGCATCAGCTCGTATTGATAATCGAGAATCACTATCAATTGGTGGGTATGATATATCGACACAGAATTTTAGTGGTTATTTAGATGAAATACGAATTTATAATAAAGCATTAACTAACACTGAGATTGGATATTTGGCAGATAGAACAGAAGGTGGTACAATGCTTCAAACAAATGTAGTTGGTAATATATTTTCTAAACAAGGGTTAGCAGTTATATCATCTCCAGATTATAGATTCAATAACATTTTATCTTCACAATATACTGCTAGTTATAAAAGTACAAAAACAATTAATGAATTAAGTATATTAACAAAATTAGATGCTGGTGATTTTAATATGTCATTGAATAATTCATTAACTATGGATAATGATACAACATATCAATCATTTGTTTCCAGTAGTGCATTTTCGCCATATATAACTACAATTGGATTGTATGATGATTCTGGTCAGTTATTAGCAATTGGTAAAGTAGCACAACCAATTAAAAAGAGAAATGATGTTGATATGAACTTTTTAATACGAATTGATTTAGATAAGAATATACAATGATTAAATTAAAAAATATATTGCGTGAATTAGCAGAGCCCGATGTTAATAGATTATTGCAAAAAATAAAAAATAAACAATTTAGATTGTTCGGCCAAGGTGATAATGGTCGCGTGTATGAAATTGAAGGCGAAGATAAACTTTTTAAAATTACAGATGAAACATCGGAATATGAAGTTGCAGAAGTAATTGTAGGTAGATATTCTCAATTTTCAACATTCGTTCCTATACATTATGTAGATAATAAAAATATGTATATTACATCAAAAGCAAATCCATTATCTGCAGAATTACAACGTGACTTAGATTCATTTATTAAAAGCTATAAACAATTTGCTTATAATGAAGGTGGTGAAGTTAGTATATTTGATTTTTTAGATGCAGACGGTGCTCGTAATACGAATGAAGTATTAGTTAATTTTTTACGAGCATTACAACAAGATATACAACGAACTGGTATTGAGGATTTGGATTTAGATTTGGATTTTAGTACTGATAATGTAATGTTGTGGAATGGTAATTTAGTATTAATCGATTGGTAATTTATTTAACAAGATATTTATAAATATGAATAAAAATATTATATTAGAAACAATGATTCGAAAAATGTTATTCGAAGAATTTCGTATGATAAAGGTACGCCCAGGTAGCGATGATGCTGTATTTGCTGGTTGGAAAAATGGTGCAGTTGAAATTGGTAATAAACGAACAACATTTGAAATTGTAGCACGAACTACAGAAAAAAATGAACGTATAACAGACGAAATATATGGTGCAATTGCTATTAACAAAAATTATGGTTCGAATAGTGAATTTGCAAATACTCTATCTAGTATTACACCATATGGCACGAAATATATGTATGTAATGGGAAAAAATACTGCAATACTACCTAAACGACAAAAATATAATGTATGGATTTGCAATTTAGAAATACTTTATAAAATTGCAAATCAAATTGATCAATTGTTAGGATTAAACGATACAGTATATGGTTCAGTAGAGGATATAGGACCAACTTATAAAATAGGAAATATACCACTATATGATATAGAAACATTAGATCGAATGATACAATCGATTAAACAATATATGAAATCTCCAGAAATTGGTGGTAAATTAAAAATACCAAATATAGGTTCTGAGTATAATTTAAAAAATAATACAATTACTATAAATGATAAAAAGATATTTCCGGATTTAAAAGGATTAGATAAAAATTATACACCGGAAGACGATCGAGTAAGATTCGGTATGATGGCTCCCGGGGAAATATCAAGAACGGAAACATTTATTGATGGTGAGTATGCATCTGGATTTTTAAATTTCATTGGTACTGGTACTCTAATACAAACAGGAGAAGGTAATACTAAATTTTTACCTACAAGTGGATCTATGGATATTTATAGATTATCCGATAACAAATTAGGTAAGTTTGAAGGAACATTTAAAAATGGTTATATAGATAACGGAACTATAACATTTGATGACATGGAACCATATACTGGCCAGATACCGTTAAACTCATTACGAGTAGTCATTGTACCTACCAATACCACGAATGATCAACGATCATTTACGATTAATTATAATAATCCAAAATCTTAATTATGGCAAAAAATCATTGGCATAGTTCTACGGGTAAAAGAGCGAATGCATTAAAATACGGTTATAAATCGGGATTAGAACATACTGTTGCGGAGCAGATAAAAAGTTTAGAATTTCCTTTGAAATATGAAACAGAAACACTAAAATATATAGTACCAGAGCGACATGCAAAATATACTCCTGATTTTATTTTAACAAAAAAGAACGGCGAAACGATGTACATTGAAACAAAAGGTCGTTGGACTGGTGTTGATCGTTTAAAAACAAAACATGTTTTAGCTTCAAATCCTGGAATTGATTTAAGAATGGTATTTCAAAATCCATCTCAAAAAATATCAAAAGCATCAAAAACTACATATGAAGATTACGCAAGAAAACTGGGAATTGAATTTATTGCAAAGAAGGATATACCAGCAGAATGGTTCGCGGAATGTGTTAAAAATGAAAAAGATATAATAAAAGTAAACAAATTCTTCTAAAAGGTTGGATTTGTGAATTATTTTTCATATACATTCAGTATTAATGAAATTTATTTTATTAATAGATTAATTCATTTATGAATTGATCGTTAGACCAGAAATGAAATGTATGTGTCTGACTAATATAATTAATAATAATATATAATAAATATTAATAATATTAATTGGAATATTACTGTAATTTTCATATAATATTAATATGAAGAATATAAAATTATTACAATTGCTAGAATCTGTTTTAGGTAAAGGTAAATCTACATCTGGTAATAATATTGCATTCTTCTCTCCATTTGTTTCTCACTATAAACCAAAATTAGAAATTGATATTGAAACAAATCACAATGGAGAAAATCCATGGCACTGTTGGATATCTGATAAAAAAGGAAGATCAATATCATCTTTATTTAAGCAATTAAATTTATCAAAAGAAAAATTCGAACAATTAAGTCGAATTATCGAATCAACAAAATATCGTGTTAATACTACTGTAACTGAGAAACAAGTTGTATTACAATTACCAAATGATTATAGACCACTTTGGATTGAAAAGAAAACACCTGATTATAGAAATGCAATGCATTATTTAAAACAACGTGGTTTAACTATTTTTGATATTTTAAAATATAGAATTGGTTATTGTGAAACAGGTGAGTATACTGGTAAAATAATTATACCTAGTTATGATGCAGAAGGTCAACTAAATTATTTTGTATCACGTGCATATTATTCTGCAGATACACAAAAACATAAGAATCCAAAAGTTTCAAAAGATATTATCGGATTCGAATTGTTTATAAATTGGGCAGAACCAATTATTTTATGTGAAGGTTCATTTGATGCAATTGCTGTTAAAAGAAATGCGATACCTTTATTTGGTAAAATTATTCAACCTGCATTACAAAAAAAAATAATCGAAGAACGAGTTAAAAACATATATTTGTGTTTAGATCCGGATGCATTAAAAAATGCAATACAAATTGCTGAACGATTTATGTCAGAAGGTTTAAATGTATATTTCGTAAATTTAAAAAGCAGCGATGCATCAGAATTAGGATTCAATAAAATAACAGAAATATTAGCAGATACAGATGTGTTAACATTTGAAAAATTAATGGAATTAAAAATGGGAATGTTATGGCTATAACAACTATCGATATAGGAATCGATAAAATTGATAAACTTTACCACGTTAGTGATATACATATTCGTACACTAAAAAGACATGGTGAATACCGAGAAGTATTTGATAATTTACAAAATTATATTGCTAGAACAAGTACACCTAATAGTGTTGCTGTAATTACTGGTGATATTGTTCATAGTAAATTAGAAATGTCGCCTGAGTTAATACAAGTGTTAGTAGAATTCTTTAATGGATTTGATATTCCAACTATTGTGATATTAGGTAACCATGACATGAATTTAAATAATATGCACCGAATTGACGCAATTAGTCCGATTATCAGTGTTATTAGTAATCCTAATATTATTTTTATTAAAGATAATGGGTTGTTTGAAATAGGTGGTATTGTATGGAATCATATGGCAGTCGATGTTGCACCGACAGAATATATTAATGCTGTAGATTTTGATGCTCCATATAAAATTGCTTTACATCATGGCGCTGTTAATACTGCAAAAACAGATATCGGATATCAAATTTCAAATGAACATGTAACTACGGAAATATTTAAAGGACATGATATTACTTTGTTAGGAGATATTCATAAACCTGCTCAATTTTTGAATGACGAAAAAACAATTGCTTATCCAGGTTCATTGATTCAACAAAATCACGGTGAAGCATTGGATCACGGAATATTGGTTTGGGATATTGAAACCAGATCTGCAGAGTTCGTACAAATTGAGAATGATTACGGTTATGTAACAATTGAAACTGATGGTATTAACATTGTTAATGCCCCACATAGAATGCCTAATAAACCACGTATACGTATTAAGTTTAATGGTACTAGTGCAGCGGATATGAAAAAGTTAATTGCGACTATTCGTAAAAAATACAATGTACAAGACATTACAATACAAAGAAATAGCAATTCAATTGATACCAATACATCTTCATCATTCAGCATTGGAAATGTTCGTGATGTCGAATATCAAAACACATTAATTACAGATTATATTCAAATCAATCAACCACAGGCTACTGCTGAAGAAATAGATGCAATTAGACATATTAACCGTACGATTAATTCTAAATTACCTGCAGTTGAATCAGTTCGTCATATGACATGGCACCCGGTAACATTTGAATTTGAGAACATGTTTTCATATGGGGAAGGCAATATAGTTAATTTTGAAAACTTGCAAGATGTATGTGGTTTATTTGCAGCAAACACTTCGGGTAAATCATCGTTGCTAGATGCAATTACTTATACTATTTTTGATAAATGCAGCAAAACAGGTAAAGCACATGAAGTATTAAATAATAAAAAGAATAGTTTCAAAGGAACATTTCGTTTTGAATTAAATGGAATTATTTATACAATTGTTCGCGAAGGCGTTAAACAAAAAAGTGGTCACGTTAAAGTTAATGTAGATTTCTTTACTGATTCAGAAAATTTAAATGGTGAAGAGCGTAGTGAAACAAATAAAAATATCAGAAAGTATTTAGGTACTTATGATGATTTTATTTTAACTGCATTTTCATTGCAAGCAGATAATAATAACTTTATAGAAAAATCTCAACGTGAACGAAAAGATCTTTTATCACAATTTTTAGATATCACAGTATTCGAACAATTATTTCAATTAGCAAACGAAGAAATAAAAGAAACTGCTGGTAAATTAAAAGAATATAAGAAAACGGATTTTGATATTATCATTAATAATGCTGATACGGTTATAACTGACAATCAACAAACAATTAATGAATTAGAAGTTGAAGAAGATGAGTTACAAGATAAAAGAAATACATTGCAAAATGAAATTTTATCTTTAATTGAAACAAAACAACCAACTACTTATAATGGTCCGGATATTAAAGTATTAGAAAAAACAGAATCTGTATTAACAAAAAAGATATCAGAATTACAAACAAATATTGATTCTGCAGAAACAACATTGGATACTTTAACATCTGAATACTTAGTTACTAAGAAAAACATAAGAAGATACAATGAAACTAATTTAAAAAGTGATGTTGATCAATTAGAAAAATATGAAACAGAAACTACTGCGTTACAACTTAAAGTAAAACAGCAACAAGGAATTGTCAATGCAAAACAAGAAAAAATTAATCATTTGTCCGAACATGAATATGATCCGAACTGTCAATTCTGTACATCTAACGTATTCGTGCAAAATGCAATTGAAGCCCAAAACACGATTGATTCAGATAAACAAATATTAAATAATTTGCAAGAACAAGTTTCAGACTTATTAGATAAATCAAAACAATTACAATCATCTGCAACTAAATATTCTGAGTTAATTACATATAAACAGCAACATCAATCGAAACGTGCAGAAATTGAAAAACAAGAATTGCAATTGCAAATTATTGAAAATGAATTACAAACACGTGAGTCTGAATTAGAAACAACATTAGAACGTCAGGAATTGTTTAAATCCAATGAATCAGCAATTACACACAACGAAGTAATTGATTCTAAAATTGAAACTCATAAATCTACAATAGAAGAAATTGCAGTTTTAATAAAAGACATTACAGAAACAATTCGAGGTAAACATGGTTCAATTGAAGTTGCTAAAACAAATAAATCAACTGCGATTTCTCAATTAGAAAAATATAAAAAATTAGAAATTGAGTATAAAGCATATGAATATTATTTAGAATCAGTGAAACGAGATGGTGTTCCATATGAATTAATTTCTAAGGCGATGCCTAAAATTGAAACTGAAATTAACAATGTATTAAATCAAGTTGTTGATTTTAACATGGTTCTTCAAAGTGATGGTAAGAATATTAATGGATATATTATTTATGATGAAGATAACTATTGGCCATTAGAATTAACTTCTGGTATGGAAAGATTTATGTCATCATTAGCAATACGTATTGCATTAATAAATGTATCAGCATTACCTCGTCCTAACTTTATTGCAATCGATGAAGGTTGGGGAAGTTTAGATGCGGAACACATTTCATCTGTTGTAAACTTGTTTGAATATTTTAGAACAAAATTTGATTTTTGTATTATTATATCACATGTTGACACGATGAGAGATATGGTTGACAATTTAATTGAAGTAAATAAAATTAATAAATTTAGCCAGATTTGCCATACTTGATATTTATATAAAAAAGAAATATCGGTTAATGAAAAGAAAAACAGCAGTATATAAAGGATTAGAGTTTGTTGATGTATACTATACCGATTTATCATTAACATCTCCAGATTACTTTCAAATTACTGAATTTCCAAACAGATTAACTTCAGGAAAAAACTTATTTAAATTAAAAGGCCACCCTACCAATCTAAAAGTGGGTGGCTATTTAAATTTAGAAATATTAGATTATAACGGCGATCCAATTTATCATGAAATTGTAGATTATATAGATGAAGATAAATCGCGTGTAATTGCAATTTATATATATGAAGATTCATCGCCAGGTGAATGTGTAATAACAATTTTAGCAGAAGCTGTTACAATAAACAATCAAATAGTTCCTACCGAATGGAGAGGAAGACCTAATGTCAAATGGCAAAGAACAGTTGCAGTTAATCCTACTATATCAAATGAATCAGAAATTATTTTTGAAACATTGCCTACAGTTTCTTTGCGAGAACAAGTAGCGCCACATTTAGATAGAACATATGCATTAGGACAATTTCCAACATATTCTACTGGTAATATTAAATATACATCATTAAATGGTCAGCCTGTAATTGAGTTGATTGATGGTGCATTTACTCCGGATATGAAAACTGGTACCGTAACAGTTAATACTCCTAATAATGCATTCCCACAACCTGCATATACTCCAATCTCTACTACATATACATCAACTATCAAAAAGATATTAACACCAACATTAGCAGTGTTAGATTCTGAATATACGGTGTATAGCAACCAAAGTATATCATCACATACATTTAATTCATTTGATGCATCTTCATATACATTATCATATGAATCGACACCAACATATACACAAACACAAAATTCAGAATCATATGCATTAGTTGAAATAAAGGATTTAGAACCAGCAACAGGGGATGTATCTCGTATTAAAATGTATATGAATAACAATGGTACGATTGGAATATGGGAACCTATTATTGATATTGAATTAGATGAAACAGAAATATTTGTAACCGATACCGGTTCATTATTTCCCGATAAATCCATTGGTACAATTGAATCTCAAACTACAATTAATACATATTGGCAAAGCGTTACGTATATTGGTAAAACCGAAATGGAAGTAGATCCTATATTAACATATTCAAACGTTGATTTAACAAATGCGATTAATGTAACTAGTACAACTAATATTGCGGCAAATAATGCTGTGCATATATTAAAAATAAATCCAACATATAACGGAGTATTTTTAGGAGCATCATCATATAAAGTAACATTTGATGCAATTGGTACTCGGGATTCGTATAGCAACAATATGAACCCGGTTTTATCGGTATATATGTCAGGTAGTGCATTTAATTATGATGTAACTGATATATTAAATCAAGAATTAACGACTACATTAGGAAAACGAATCGGTAGAATTGAAATTGATTCTACATCTAAACGTTTTGATGATTATGTATTATCATTTGAAGCCGATGCAACAGGTGAAGGAACATTGTTATTCGTAATAGAATCAGGTCAATGGCAAATTGCTGATATTAGAACAACTACAGATAATGATGCTGGATATACACCGAATTATACTAGATTAAAAGCATTAGTGCCAACTGCACATAAAATTAATAATCAATTAACATTTAAAATTGAGTATTACAATGTAGCCGGCGTAAAAAGCAAACAAATAAATTATATAAGCAATCTAGATTGGGAAGGTGGAAATCGTTATGTTGATGGAAACTATTCAATGTTAACAGGTTCACTTTATGTTGCAGATAGTTTAAATAGTGGTGTAGCAATTAGCGGATATCCTAATTCTGGTTTTATTAGATCGCTAGGATATGAAGGATTTAATGCAGGGTTTCCTGGATTTTTATTGTGGTCTGGATCTGCTATGCCGACATCTACGACAACATATCAAGGCGTAGGATTGGAATTATATGCTAATGCTAATAACTTTTTTAGATTCAGAACTGATCCATCAGAATTAATTGTTAAAACGCAAACATTCTTTTTAGGGTCTACATCGCCTGCTAACTTTATAAGTGGTAGTAATGGTAATTTAGAAATTTCATCAAGCAATTTCCATTTATTACCAAATGGTGATTTGTCTGCTAGTAATGGAGATTATTCTGGAATATCATCTGCACAATTTTTTAGAAATAAAAGTATAACAATAAATCAAGAAAATACATCTAGTTATTTTAGATTTACAGAACAAATTAATACGCCAAATGACGTGGGGTTTGTACCTGCTTATTATACATTAGTAGTCGATGGAACATTGGGTGGTGAAATTGCACAACACGTAATTATATCATGCTCACTGAAATATAGATCTGGTACATCCGGTGGATTTCCATATTCATATCCAATTTGTATTGCTGGTATTGATGCTCCTGATATATTCGGTACTAATGCAGCAACAGTTACAATAGAAATTGGTTCAATTGGTGTATTTTTTAGAGATGATGTAGGTGCATTTGGTGCAGCATTAGATGAAATACGTAGCAATTGGGATACGGGTAGTTTTTTTTAATTTAATAGAATAAAATATTTATGGCGGCAATTCAATTATCAAACGGAGGTGTATATAACTTTATAACACAAGGTGGATCTACCGCACATATTGCATCCATTGGTGGTACTGATTATCCATTCCAAACATATTTTATGCAAGGAATATTAACATCAGGTAGTAGTACCAGTACCATGGGTTCGCTTACAGTTAATGGTATATTGCTACATCAAGGATTAAAACAATATAAATCACCGATTGATGGGGGAATCTATGGCCCGGTACCAATTGATACAGATACTGTTGCTGTAACGGATTTAAAAGTTAATGGATATTTAAAATTAGTACAATCCGGGAGTATGTATTCGTTTTATGGTAATACGAATCATTCTATAGATCTACTAACACCAGGTGGTGCAAAATATGGTACGATTGTTAGATTTATAAAACTTACAAATACTACAAATACATTATCAATTACTGGCAGTATTAATAGTTCATCTAGTATAGCATGTAGTGATGCATTTTGTACAATTGAATTAATTTCAGCTGATGATCCTGTGACAGCTGGTGGCAAATGGATAATATTATCTAAAAATGGAGCGTGGTCTTAAATCATATAATATTTATATTAAACGGATAAATAACAAATGGATAAAATAACAGTATTATTTCCTGGTGGATTTAAACCATTAACAGGTGCTCATATGGCTTTAGCACAACGATATGCAGAAGATCCACGAGTTGAACAAGTTATTATGTTAATCGGTTCAAAAGAACGAGATGGAATAACACGAGAAAAAAGTGCAGAAATTTTTAATTTATTAAATACGAATTCAAAAATTACAATGCAACCAACAGAATTCAATTCTCCTATTGCGGCTGCATATGAATATTTATTTGCATTGCCAACAGATGCAACGGGTAATTATGCGATGGCAGCATCTACAAAAGGAGATGATTATGTTCGTGCTAAAGATTTTATTCCGAATGTAGATAAATATAAAATTACCGGCGATAAAAAAGGAAGAAAAATTCCACAAGGTGTTAATGCAACAGAAATGAGTATTAATATAGATCCGGAATTATATGCAAATGGACAACCAATATCAGCATCTACTATTAGAGCAGCATTAGCAAATAATGATTATAAAACATTTGAAGATTCATATCCAGGATATTCTGATGCTATTATAAAAAATATTTGGCAAATCTTAACAGGTGTACGTGAATCTACATATTCAGTGAATTGGTGGAAAACAATGTTTGAAGGCTCAATGGGTACTAAAGACAAAGACCAACATGATGCAAAAATAAAAAAACTAAGACATTTTTTAAACTCACATGACGGTAAAAGTTTTCAATATGATTTTGATGAATTCACAAAAACAGTATTTGGTGCAAAAATCAATGAATCAGTTACAAAAACTAAAACATTGATTACTGAAGGGGGTGCTGCAGGACATATGGCACATCCATATGATTCACATGGGTTGACATTTGGTGATATGAAAGAAATAGTATCACGTGGTTTAGGTGGGTATTTAGATATTGAAGAAGCCGTAACTGAAAAAACAGATGGACAAAATATTCAAGTAACATGGAAGAACAATCAAATTGGTTTTGCTCGTAATAAAGGAACTGTTATTAATCCAATGACAACGGCTGAGTTACAAGCAAAATTTGATAATCGAGGACCTATATCGGAGGCATTTGGTAGTGCAGGTGAAGATTTACAAGAAGCATTTTCTAGAATCGATCCAAATCAATTAAATACAATTTTTAAAAATGGACGTGTATTTGCAAACATGGAAATTATATATCCAGCAACTAAAAATGTTATTGCATATGAAACGGCAGTATTACAATTTCATAATTTGGTAGAATATGATGAAGCTGGTAATATTGTAGAAACAGATGCGGCAGGTGGCGGATTGGTTCAACGAATTATACAAGAAGCAAATGCTCATATGCAAAAGACATTTAAAATAATTCCTCCTCAGAAAATTAAAATGGGTCGAGTTGAAAATTTTGAAGATCAACAAGCAGCATTTATAAATGAGATAGATCAATTACGAAATAAATATAATTTAAAAGATACAGATTTAGTAACTGAATATCACAAAGCATGGTGGGCAGATGTTATAAGAACGAAATCTCAAGAGTTAGGATACCAAATACCAGATACTGTATTAACGACATTAATATATCGTTGGGCATTCAATGATAAGTCTACTTCTATAACTGCATTAAAAAAACAAATTGACAATCCTAATTTTTTAACATGGGTAACTGATTTTGATAAACAAGATTTTAAACGTTACCAAAAACAAAATATGGAACCATTCGAATCTATATTTTTAAGATTAGGAGCAGTTGTGTTAAAAAATTCAGAAAACTTCTTAGCAGTTAATCCTAGCAATGCAGTTCAAGAAATTAAAACAGAGTTAGCACAATTAAGCAGAGAATTAGAGCAAAGTGGAGATCCTAAAGTACTAGACAAATTAAAAGCGGAATTAGTTCGTATACAACGTTTAGGAGGGTTTGAAGCAATTGTACCATCAGAAGGTATCGTATTCATATACAGAGGTAATACTTATAAATTAACCGGTGCGTTTGCTCCAATAAATCAAATTTTAGGTGTATTAAAATATTCACGTTAATATTTATTATAAAAATAAGGTAAATCAAAATGGCTGAGAAACACAAAAGCAACCAGAAAATACGAAATATAAAAGTCGTAAAGATTTAAAAGATTATACTGCTGATGATAAAGAGGGTGGATTAAATCCAAATTCTACAGGTGAGAAACAAAGCAACGTTCTTAGAAAAACAGATAAAGAAACAGTTGATACTGGTGATATGTATGTGAAATACAATGCTGATGATCGTTTATATAAAGATGTTGAAGATGGTGAGTATGATCCTAAGCATGCAGCTAAAGTTTTGAAAAAACGTCAAGATGATGGCGAAAAAGCTAGTGAAAAAAATCTTAAAGATAAAGTTTATAACTTAACTCGTGAACAAAAAGAACGTTTAGTTAGAGAATATATTCGTAGAAAAATTACTAAAGTTATTTTAGAAGCTGAAGGTGATATTGATCCAGCAGCAGAAGAAGATCCATTAGCAGCAACAGATGCAACAGCAACTCCAATGCCTGACGCAGCTGCAGCACCAACAGATATGCCAACACCAGCTCCAACAGCTCCTGTACCTGCAACTGAACCAACACCAGCAGCACCAGTAGCTGAAGTACCAGCAGAAGAACAACAAGCAATTAATGTTAAAAAATATGTAGATTCAATTAAAGCAGCTGGTACAATTAATCAAGTTAAATCTATATTACAAGTATCGAAAGATTTAACTGCAGAAGTAGAACCAGCAGATAAACTTAATTATTATAAGTTATTAATGAGAGCTGCAAAAGAGCATGTTATTAAATTGAGTAATGCATCATCAGTTTCTGATGAAAATAAATAATAAATAAAGAAAAAGGTTATGGCAAAAAAGTTACAAAACATCAAGGCAATCCAAGAGATGTTAGATGGAACCCATAGGTTTCAAACTAAAAAAACTGTTGGGTTTAGTGATGCAGACGCAGTTGCGAAAAAAAATGAACGACATAACGTAGGTGATATCTGGGAAGAAACAAATTCTTCTGGTATTACTTACATTATTGAACAACGAGATGGTTTTAGAATTAAAAAAACAAAAAACTCAGATGTATTCCAGCAAGTTCGAGATGAGATTCGTTCATTTCCAAATTGTAGAAAAGACATATGCACATGTGCAGGTACTCATCCATTAGACTTAAAAATGAGAAATTTTCATGGAATGTGTTTTGATTGTGTTATTGAAATGGAACATGAATTAAAACGCGATGGTAAGTTTGATGAATATGCATATAACAGAATGCGAGAAAATGCGATGTCATGGCTACGTGATGCAGAACGTGATGTTGCTATGTTAAAAGAAACATATACAACCGCAGCAAAGTTTGTAACTAACTCAGATGGATTAACAGAAACGTGGGCAGCAAAAATGACACCTGAACAATTTAATGAACAAGTACAAGAGCAATTTGATAAATTTAAAAACGATTTTATTAACAAACTAAATAACATACAAAACGATGAAGAAAACAATTAAAACAATTTACGCATTTTTAGCTGGTATAGTAACAGTAATTATCTCAGTGATTTTATTTAAAAGAAATAAAAAAGAAGTTGTAATCGAAACACCTAAAGTAGTAGTAGAAAACAATAAAAAAATTGAAGACATTGACGTAAAAATTAAACATGTTGAAAAACAACGTGAAGAAGTGAAAAATGCAATTGTAGAAGTTGAAGCAGAAATTGCGGCAATTAAAACAGCTAAAGCTAATATTAAAGTTGAAGAACCAACAACAGTAGCAGAAGCAAAAGAAAATATTATTAAAAAAACAAGACGACCAAAAAGAAAAAAATAATGAAACTATTATTGTTCATATTATTAATAAGTCCGGTGTTTGCAATTGCGCAAGTACCGGATACTTGTTTTACACAACAAGAAATTGAAGATATTTCATATGTAATAGATTCATTATATTATGCAGATTCAATTAATAATAATCTAATAAATAAACAAGAAGTATTAATTAATTATCAAACACGTTTAATTAAATTAGATTCGATTCAATTGGAATATAAATCGAAGCAAATAGAATTGCTTAATGAAAATATCAATATTTATATTGAACGAGAAAAATCATTTAAACCAAAATGGTATGATAATAAATCAATTTATTTTACAGGTGGAATTATAACTGCTATATTAACTGGTAAATTGATAACGGAAATTGTAAAATAATGAGTACTCCAAATATAAAGCAAATTATACAGCAACAGTACATGCAATGTGCTAAAGACCCTGTATTTTTTATGCGTAATTACTGCTATATCCAACATCCTAAACGTGGTAAGATTAAATTTAATTTATTCCCATTTCAGGAAGATTCGTTGCATGAGTTGCGAGATAACCGATATAATGTTATATTAAAATCTCGTCAGTTAGGTATATCAACATTATCAGCAGGATTTGCTTTATGGAGTATGTTATTTGCGGAAGATTTTAACGTATTAGTTATTGCTACAACACAAGAAGTTGCAAAAAACTTAGTAACCAAAGTACGTGTTATGCATGACAACTTGCCTAGTTGGTTAAAGGGTAATATTGAGGCAGATAATAAATTATCATTAAAATTTAAAAATGGTTCACAAATTAAAGCAGTATCATCATCTACAACCGGTGCTCGTTCTGAAGCATTGTCATTGTTAATAGTTGATGAGGCTGCCTTTATTAGAAACATTGAAGAAATATGGATTGCATCTCAAGCAACACTATCGACAGGGGGTGCTGCAATTGTATTATCAACTCCAAATGGGGTAGGTAACTGGTTTCATCAAACTTGGGCAGATGCTGAAGCTGATATAAATGGATTCCATACAATTAAATTGCATTGGACAGTGCATCCAGAACGAGATCAATCATGGCGTGATGATCAAACAAAATTATTAGGCGAACGTGGTGCTGCACAGGAATGTGACTGTGACTTTGTTAGTTCAGGTCATACTGTAGTAGATGGTCCATTATTATTAGAATATGAAACAAAATGTGAAGAGCCTATAGAAAAACGTGGATTTGACCATGGATATTGGATTTGGGAGTATCCAGATTATTCTCGAGATTACATGGTTGTAGCTGACGTTGCTCGAGGCGATGGAGGTGACTTTTCGGCATTTCATGTTTTTGATGTACAAGATGTACGACAAGTTGCAGAATATAAAGGTAAGATTCCACCGAATGAATTTGGTAATATGCTTGTAACAGTAGCATCAGAATGGAACAATGCATTACTAGCAATTGAGAATGC